CGCAGCGGATCAAGCAGATATTCTTTGCCAACGGTTACACGGTGGACAACGAATTCAACAGCATGGAGTCGCACTCTCGCAACATGCCGTGGCGCAAGAGCGAAGAGGCGAATATCGAAAACGTCGTCTTTTCGAGGGTGACATGAGCACATCGCTTGACGGCCTGCCGAAGAAGGCGCTTTACACGCCGAGGGAAGTGGCGGAGTATTTCCGCGTGTCCGTGAGCGCCATTTACAAGTGGCGCGACGAGGGCAAAATAAAGGGCTTGAAAATATCCAATAAAGCCCTCAGAATACCAAGGCGTGAAGTGATGGAGATTATTGTGTTGTCCCAAACGTCGAACGAATAGCGGAATTGGAGGGCAAGGGGATGAAAAGGCTATTCTTTTTGACGGCGCTGTGGGTGTCTCTGTCCGGGTGCGCTGCCGGTGTGATCGCCGGTGCCGGAGCGATGGACGCCGCAAACCGGGCGGAAATGCAGAAAATGGCCTGCTTGACGCGCTATGGGTTCTTCCCGGTACTCGAATACGGCTGGGTGAACAGCATTAACCCGTCAACTGGTGGAACGGTCATGGAATCAAGTTTGCTGCGTGCGTATATCCAGCGCGTCGCGCCCGGCTCTCAGGCAGAGAAAAGCGGCATTGCCGAGGGTGATTTGATTCTGGCCGTCAATGGGGAGGGCATCGTTGACAATACGGCCCTTGAGGTCATGTCCGAGGTGAACGGACGGAAATTCTCGAGTCTCACGCTCAAAAGCGCATCTGGGAGGGTTTATAGCGTGGAATTCAACGCTCCGCAGTAAAAAACATTCAACATCGCGGAAATGGTGCCCCATTGTCCACGACAATGGGGTTTTTTTATGCCCAAATTTCGTCCAAGGACGCACCCGCATGGGTGGAGTCAGGCGGTTCGCGGGCTGGCGATACGGCCCTCCCCTCGTGATCGAACCGCCGCGCAATGCGACCTTGGCTGAGGATTGAATAATTGGGCAAAATCCTAGACTTTGCCGCTCAGTTGCTTGAGCGTCGTGGTGTAGATGATCCAAATCATTGGATTATTCGGCTACTTGGGCGGCAGAACAAGACGGGGCATGTAGTAACTGCCGACTCTGCCCTAGCTCAGTCTGCGGTCTTTGCTTGCGTCCGGGTCATTTCAGAGACGGTGGCATCTCTGCCGCTCATGATCTACCGGCGGCGCAAGGACGGCGGCAAGGACGTTGCCGACGGCCATTGGCTCTATCCCCTCCTGCACGATTCACCCAATAATTTCCAGACCGCCGTCGAATTCCGCGAAATGCAGGTGGCGCACACCGCGCTTCGCGGAAACGCCTACTCGTTCATCCAGCGGTCCAACGGCGGCCAGGTACTCCAAATCATTCCGCTGCACCCGGACCATGTTACGCCAGAGTTCAAAAAAGACTCCGACATGAACGAGGTCATCTACAAGTATAGCGACGGCAAGGGGCAGCAGGACACATTTACCCAGGATCAATGCTGGCATCTCAAGGGCCTGTCGTCTGACGGGCTCGTAGGCCTATCGCCCATTTCACTAGCCGCGAACACGATCGGCCTGGCCATGAGCGCAGAAGACCATGGTATCGCCTATTACCGCAACGGCGCGAAAACATCCGGCATCGTCAAGCACCCCGGAACGCTCAAGGAAGACGCGCACGCCAGGCTGAAAACGTCGGTGCAGGATGCCCTCTCCGGCGACAATAAGTTCAAGATCATAGTCCTCGAAAACGGGATGGATTGGGTCAACGTCGGCATGAGCGCGACGGACTCCCAATATCTCGAGACGCGCAACTTCCAGGTGCAGGAAATCGCCCGCCTGTTCCGGGTTCCGTGCATCCTCATCGGGCATCCAGACACGACGACTACTTATGCCAGCGCCGAGCAGATGATGATGTCGTTCGTTGTGCATTGCATCCGGCCCTGGCTCGTCCGCATTGAGCAATCGATCAATAAGACCCTCCTTTCCCCCAAGGAACGTGGACGCTACTTCGCGGAGTTCAAGCTCGACGCATTGTTGCGGGGCGATACAGCGACCCGGTATCAGGCCTATGCCAGCGCCATCACGAACCGCTGGATGAGCCCGAACGAGGTGCGCGCCCTGGAGAACATGAACCCGCGACCCGGCGGGGACACATACGAGAACCCCAACACCAGTTCAACGCAAGGCACGCAAGAGGAATTGCCGCTCGATGAAACAGGAACGCAGAACGCTACAGAGTGAGTTCAGGGTTGAGCGACGGGAGGACGGCAAGAAGCTGATCCGGGGCCATGCCGCCGTGTTCAACGTCGAGACGGACCTCGGCTGGTTCCGAGAAAGGATCGCTCCGGGCGCGTTTCGGGAATCCATCGAAACGGACGATGTCCGCGCCCTGTTCAACCATGACAGCAATTTCGTCCTGGGGCGCAACAAGGCTGGGACGCTTGTCATGCGCGAGGATGAGCGCGGGCTCTACGTCGAGATCGACCCGCCTGACACGCAGGCTGCGCGTGACCTCGTGACCTCGATTGAGCGGGGCGACATCTCACAGATGTCTTTCGGTTTTCAAACCATCAAGGACAGTTGGGAGAGCGACGAGAACGAGAAAAAAGACCTGCGGACACTCGAAAAGGTCAAACTGTGGGACGTGTCCCCGGTGACGTTCCCGGCCTATACGGACACCGACGTTGCGGTTCGGAGCCACGACTGCTGGTCACAGTCACAGGCGAAACCGTTGAAATACAAACCATTCAAGACGGCCTTGCTGAGACGCAAACTGGCCCTAATCGCAGGAGGTTCATCCAGATGAACAGACTTGAGAAACTGAAAGAGAAAAAGGTCCAGGCTATCGAGAGGATGCGGGCGCTCATCGACCTGGCAGAAAACGAAACCCGCGACCTGACGGAGGCCGAGGATACCGAATACAAGTCCCTCGAGGCCTCGATCACGAAACTGGACAAGGACATCGAGCGCGAGGAGCGGCTGATGGCCGAGGAAGCGGCCATGAGCAAGCCTGCCAAGACCGTTCGGCTGTCGTCCAAAGCGCAGAAGACCGACCCGAGGGAGTTCGTTGACCTTCGGGACTTCCTGAGTGCCGTCATTTCCAGGCGTGACGACCCGAGGCTATACGATCTCTGGCACTCTCCCGAGCAGCGCCAGCAGTCGATGGGAGACGGCACGAAGGGCGGGTTCATGGTGCCCGAGCAGTTCAGACCGACGCTCCTCGCGGTGAGCCCCCAGGAAGCCATCTTCCGGCCCCGCTGCACGGTCATCCCGGCGGGCGATCCCCCGGATGCGAAGATCACCATGCCCGCGCTCAACCAGGGCGCTGCGAAGAACATGTACGGCGGCGTCACGGTGCAGTGGATCGCTGAAGGCGGCACCAAGCCGGAAACGGACTTCGACCTGCGCGAGATCACCCTCGAGCCGAAGGAAGTCGCGGCCTATATCGTGCTGACCGACAAGCTGCTCCGCAACTGGGCTGCATCCGCCTCCGTCGCTGAGGCGCAGCTTCGCGGTGCCATCCGGTCGGCTGAGGAACTCGCTTTTTACAGCGGCAACGGAGTGGGGCGTCCCCTCGGCGTGCTCTCCTCGCCGGCGAGGGTCAACTACAACCGCGCCACGGCGAACTCCATCGGCTACGCGGACGTTGTCGGCATGTTTGCCCGGCTGAAAATGGGCGGCAACCCCGTCTGGATTGCTTCGCAGACCACCATCCCGCAGCTGGCGACGATTGCCGACGCATCCAACGCGAATCTCTGGGTACAGTCCGCCGGTCCCGGCCTGCCGCCGACCCTGCTCGGCATCCCCGTCCTGTTCCATGACCGCTCCGTAGCCCTCGGCACGGCTGGCGACCTGATTCTCGCGGACCTGTCCTACTACCTCATCAAGGATGGCAGCGGCCCGTATGTGGCCATGTCCGAGCACGTCTACTTCACGAGCAACCGCTCGGTGCTCAAGGTCTTCTGGAACGTGGACGGCCAGCCCTGGCTCGACGCGCCTATCCCGCTTGAAGGCAGCGCGGCTAACACCGTGTCGCCCTTCATCGTGCTGAATTAGGAGGTGACGAAACCATGAACTACGGAAAACTCTCTGAAAAACTGAAAATCGACTCCGAGGTTCTTAGCCTCACCTCGGCTGCGGCTGCCGTGTCGCAGAATTACGATATGTCGAAGTACACGGACGCCTACATTGTCGTCAACGTCGAGGGCAACGCGGCGGGCGGCGTGACTATCGACCTGACGGAGTCCTCGGCGGCCACGGCTGCTGGTTCGTCCGCTGCCGGCGGCAAGGCTGGCATCGTCATCGGCGGCACGGCTGCGACGAACATCGCGTCGGGCAGCGGCGTGCGTGAAATCACGCTGACGATGGGCACGGCCAGCACGACGGGCCAGTACTTCACCCTCTCCGTCGGCACGGTGAGCAAGAAGTTCACCTACACGACTTCGACGGCGGCGTGGGCTTCCGGCTCCACGTTGCAGTACGCGACCAACATCAACTTCGGCACCACGGTCGGCTCTACCGTCAACACGGGTATTGCCGGGTCCATCGACTCCCTTAAGACGGGGCTGGAAAGCACCCTTGGATTTTCCACGGGCGTTCTGACCCTGACCACTCCCACGACCGACTCCATCCGCATTCAGCTTATGGACGATGCCGTGGGTGACATCGGCCTCAACGCCTCTGCCGTCATGTCGGCGGTGGTCAATAATGCGGTCGGTGCCTTTGACATCAAGGCCGATCAGCTTACCTCGACGGCGTCGAAGCGTTACCTCGGCGTGAAGGTGAGCACGGCGGCTACGTCCTGCCGCGCCGCAATCACGGTGATTCGTACCGGCGGGCGCTACATGCCGCCCGCGTTCAAGGGCAAACTGTCTAGCTAATTAACCGGGGCGGGCTCCTCGCGGGGTCCGCCCCTCAACCTTTATGCTGGAGGGCATTAATGAGTGAGATTCAAGAGGTAAAAAAGAAAGAGAAGGTCTGCATTGTCGGATGTTCGGATTCCAAGTCCGAAACACCGTTTCACCTGAAAGACGAATTTGAGTTTTGGGGCGTCAACAATCTTTTCCTCACCATGCCCGGCCCGTGGACCCGATGGTTCGAGATCCATCAAATCACTTGCGAGGGCGGCAAGTGGCTTCGGAGGGGGAAAGAGGAATTCCGGGGGCAACCCGTAGCCGATTACCTGCAACAGCTCGGCAAGCTCCCGTTCCCCGTCTATTGTCAGCAACCGAATCCCTTCATGCCGAATGCCGTTGCCTTCCCGTTCCAGGCTCTCATCGAACGGTTTGGGACGTACTTCACGAACACCATCTCGTGGGAGATCGCCCTTGCGCTCATGGAGGGCTTCAAGGAAATCCGCATTTACGGCGTGGATATGGCTGTAGACTGTCTCGCCCCTGATGCGAAGGTGCTTACGGCTGATCTGAGATGGGTTCCCTGCGGCGATGTCAAGGTTGGCGACGAACTAATGGGATTCGATGAGTTCCCGTATTTAGGAGACGGCAAGACGCGGCGATGGCGCAAGGCAACGGTTCATAGGGCCGAGGAAGTGGAGAGGGAATGTTATGAGATCGGGCTGGAGGACGGCACCTCATTTATTGCGTCGGAACGTCATGGTTGGCTTACGCACGGGGAAAACGTGAACAGGTGGAAGCTGACGAATCAGCTGTTGACGAAGAAACATCGGGAAGGCAGGCCGACCCGCATCCTGAAAATGGTTGATCCATGGAAGGAGGACCGATCCTGGGAGGCGGGATACCTCGCCGGGGCATTTGACGGGGAAGGCTGCCTGACTCAGGTCCCGCGCAGGAAAATGAAAGGAATTTATACCAATCAGCTCTCCTTCGCGCAACGCCAGAACCAGATGATGGAGACGGTGAGGAAGATACTGGACGCTTACGGGTTCAAGCATACCGTTACCAGCGTAAACAGGAGCGATACGCATCAAATCAACCTTCAGGGTGGCAAGCCTGAGATCATGAGATTCCTCGGCCAGATTCGTCCCCATCGCCTGCTGCCCAAATTCAAGCCGGAAGCAATGGGCGAATTTCAGAGCAGGGAGAATGTGGCCGTCGTCGAAGTCAGGCCCGTAGGAAAGAGAAAAGTTATCGGACTCGGCATTGATACGAAGACATTTATTGCCGACGGTTTTGCAACACACAATACGGAATACTTCTGGCAACGCCCGAGTTGCGAGTATTTCCTCGGTCTGGCCACCGGGATGGGGGTGAAGATCTGGCTGCCGGATTCGTGCGACCTGCTCAAGACCCGGTTCATGTACGGTTATGAGGAGGCCAAGGAACTCCCGTTCCGCGCCAAGATTGAGTCCATGAAGAAGTCGATGACCAAGCGGATGAACCAGGCGCAGGCGCAGAGGGATCACGCGGAAAAGCAGGTGCAGCAATATATCGGGGCGATGAGCGCAATCAATGAGGTCGATAAAATTTGGAAGAACGTCTCGGGAGGATGAGATGAAGCTGCTATGTGTCACCCCCTGCGTGAACCAGGAGACAGGGACGAGGCATCAGCCGGGCGATGTCATTGAGGTCGGCAATGTGGAGGGGGGGCGTTTGATGGCCTTCGGTCACTGCGTCCCATTCGTTGAAACGGTGCGGGAAGCGCCTGCCGTTGAGGCCCCGGAGAGACGCAGGCCGGGCCGGAAACCCAAGGAAGAAAAGCGCCGGTATTCCGGCCTTGCCGAGTATGTGCATTAAACCGGGAGGGCTAATTCACCGGAGGTAGCGACTATGGCGAAGTATTGCAGCACCATCATTCTGAATCAGGCGTGTTCCTATATTGGAACAAACACCAAGAAGATGGGGATTTTCACGTCAAACCCTGCGAACCTGGCCGCCTGCACGGCATCGACATATCTGGCGCTCGTTGCCATGACGACCGCTGATTTCACGATTTCTGACGGCGATGTCAGCGGGAAAAAGGTCACGGTGGCGCAGAAGGCGACGATTGCTGTCAATGCCACAGGCGTTCCCAACAGCATCGTACTGTTTTCGACGCAGGCCGGGACAACCGGGATCCATTACATCACTACATGCTCGACGGCGCAGGCTCTCACCTCGACGGCAAACACGGTGACGATTCCGGCCTGGGATATTGAGTTTAGGGATGCGACGTAGCGGGATGATG